CAAATGGGCGAAGTAACTGACGCAGACTATATTCCTGAATCAGTAACACTGCACTTTGATGTGTAGTGTTTAGTTAACACACAAGCACAGCACATACGCTGTGCTTTTTTTTGGCTGTGTGTTTTGTGCGCATAAGAAAAAAGGACAGTGTTGCCACCGTCCCTTTCTTGCATGCAGATCCGAGCCTGCTGCCTACACTCTTGTTGTTAGTCTAGTCTACTTGCTGCGTAGACTTTGTCAAGTCCTGTTAGTGCTTTGAATGTGTCCTTGTATGCTTGCGCACCTGCGTCAGCTGCGTCTACACTCTGTCCACGGTACCATGTGTTGCGGATTTGGAATGCTCCATCATAACACTTCCGCGCTCCTGTTACTGCTTCTAGTGCTTTGCCCAGCTTGCTGTTAGCACGTACACCAAACACTGCTACGTGCGCAAAGCCACAAGCGCCTGCGTCTCTACCACCAAAGTGTTTGTCCACGAACGCTTGGCTTGCTGCCTCAGCTGCTGCTAGTGCGTTAGTGTGTGCTAGTTCAATGTTGTGTTGTTCCAATTGCATAGTATGCCCTCTATCTATTGCTTCATTGTGTATACAGTATATGGTCAGTGTGCTGTGTTGTCAACCATTTTCTGTGCTATTTCACGATCTATTTCGTCAGCGGCTGCGTTGAATGCATCATAGAACTCATCGTCTGTGTTGTACAGTTCTCTCGCATAGTGATACGCATCAGCATCCACATAGTTCCATATGATCTCATTAGTACGATAGTCACGGTTCTCTTGTAGTGCTACCAGTCGTTGTAACAGTTTCAACATTGTGCTGCCTCCTCACGTTCTGCCATCAGTTCTAGGTGTGCTTCGAACTCTGTGATCTCGTCGCAGGCCGCACTCATCAATGCACGGACGGTTGGTCGATCAGGAGTTTCGTTTGCTAACAGCTTTGATAACTCTGAACGCAATGCGTAGATGTCGTTGATATGCATGTGTATTCCCTCTTTGCCCTAACTGTTATATGCAGTATATGATCAATGTGCTGTGTTGTCAACCGAAAAAGTAAACAATCGCAGCAAATAATAATACGTATGGTGCAATCTTAAATCCGATCTTTGCCGCGGCCACAATCACAGCAATGGTCACGCCCGCGATGAATCCATACTGTACGAAAGGAATTAGTGCTTCTAGTAGTGCTTGAAAGTCGTTCATGGTGTGCCCCGTTTGCTGTCAACCGAATTTGAGTTGAAGGCATACAGGTATTGAAGCTCGGCATTCACTACATCATACGGGTAAGATCCAAACTCGTAGTTTTCAATCTCCTCTTCCAACTCGAGGATCTGAGCCTGTATTTCTTCTGAAGTCTTCATCTTGTTGCCCTCATGGCGTGCTAACTGTTATATTAAGTATACGACCTAAGCCGTACGCTGTCAACCTCTTTTTTACTTTTGATATGCTGTGGGTGTATGGGCGGTGTTGACTAGGATTTGTGGATTGTTGCGCAGGATGCGAACGAAATAGGCTTGCATGCGCGGCTTGTGGATTGTGTGCTTGAGTGCGCTGACATGATATTTGTACAACACACGATGCAGATACATGCTGTGATTGAATTGATTGAATGCTGTGGTGAGCTGTGGGTTTGTGGGAATGTGCTTGCGGATGAGCTTGCTGACTATGCGAGCGAGTTGTGTGTTGTGGTTATTTGCGAATGCTTGACGTTGCGACATAAGATTGCCCTCTTTGCTTTAACTGTTTATAGTATAAGGTCGTTGGGGTGAGATGTCAACCAAAAAAAACCCCACTTGGATGAGGGCGGTCCAAGTGAGGCTAGTTTCGAAGTAGAGCGTGAGGGCATATGAGGGATGCTCTACTTCTACCCAGTGATGTCGTTGAGGGCTTAACGTTTCATCACTGTGTTCTCTGCCATCGCTTCCCAATTGCTGGGAAATGCTTTGGCTAAGTCGGCGACTTTCAACACTGTTCTTAATGACAGCTCACGCAGTCGCTTCTTATTAATATCAACAAAGTCTACAATCTCTTGATGTACTTCTTCGTCGAATCTGTATTCGTCCAGCATACCGTCGGTAACAATCTGCTTGATGCGCAACATCTTCTCTCGCTCTGTGTCGATTGTTAGATCAACATAGTGGCAACGGCTTTCAAGTGCTTCTAGGTGATCACGCATCTTCTTGCTCTTGACGTTGTCGAACTTGATGTTGGTGATAAAGATCGCACTACCTTTGAACTCAAAGCTATCTGGCACACCTTCGTTGCGCAGCTTGAAGCTGTCAGTGTTCCAACAGATGCGACGTGTCTTCTTTGTGTCCAGTGCCGCTTTTAAAATATTAAGGCTGAGTTCATCTGAAAAGATACTGTCACAGTCATCGAACACTACCACGTTGTCTTTGTCTGCCATCTTGTATAGCTTTACATACAAACCAATCGCACTCATCGCGCCCTTGACCACTTCGTACTTCTTCAGCTTCTCGTCGTTGGCAATCTCTGCTAGAAGATCGTGCTTGCCTAGTACTTTTTCTACACCGTGACTCTTACCAACACCTGGAGGGCCACTCACAATCATTGCACGTACATCGCCTTTCTTGCAGGCTTTGGTCATCTCCTCCAACATGTCGAAACGTTCACGCAGGCGATCGATAGTCTCTTCATCGGTCTCCTCACGCTGGACGACGGCTACGGAGCTGTCTACAATCTCGTATGACTGTGCGCTCTCGCATTTGATCTTGATGTTGCGGTCCGGAAAGCCTGCGACCGTTGCACCATTCACCGTTACGTAGCCGCCGCCCGCACCAACCTTGAACTCTTCTACCAGTGGAAATACCATTCCGGCCAGTTCAACTTCTTTGCCGCGGATCTTGTAAGTGCCTTCTAAAATTCTAATGTTCTGCATGGTTGCCCTCATGTGTTTTGCTATTGTTTAAGTATACGACCTTTAGTCAGTTAGGTCAACCATTTTCTGTTCTAATTTTTCTAGTGTGGTTGGCTCAGTAGCCGCTGACACTTGCTCTGCTGTGCTGTTCACAAGGTTCAACATGATGTCTCCAAACTCAGCAAGGGTTCCGTTCATGTACAGTGCCCCTAACACAAATCCAATTATCAAGTTGATCATTACACTGCCTCCAAGTCTGCGTATTCTTCGTAGGGTAGTGGCTCACAGTTGTCTGACAACCCTTTGCGCAGTTCTGCTTCATAAGCCTCTGCTTCCTGCTCAGCTTCGAACTGGCGGTTCAGTGCAGAACAGATGCTGTCGTAAGTATCTTCTAGTTCTTCCATGCTCATCACATCCCAGTTGAGGCGCAAACGACATCCGTTGAGATCCTTAGACGCATCACTAATGCCATCGATCAGTTGGCTGCGCTTGAAGTCCTCTACAGTGTAGACTCCCATGTCAGCCCAGAAGCTCATGTCGTCTGTGTACTTGCTCATCCACAGGCCTGGCTCCTGCTCCATCATAAGGTCTGCTTTTGCGTTAAGAGATTCGATGTGCTGAAGAAGTGTTGTCATTTGGATTGCCCTTTGCCCTAACTGTTATATATAGTATATGGTCACTTGCGCTCGATGTCAACCTTATTCTGCATAAATTTTGAAATTAATTGCTTGTCTTCATCTGTGAAGCTCTTCTCAGTTGTGCCAAAGGTAGTGCCCAAACGTGTGAGCATACAGCCTACTTGGCTCATTTGATTGAGCATGCGTAAACCATCGTCCGTGACATCTTTCAGTCCGTGGAGCTTACCATAGTTCTCGGACCAGTCCTGCATATCAGCACCGACGTGGCATAGCTTCTTGTATTCCGGTGACACTTCGTAAATTGACATTCGTCTTCTCCTTTGTATTGGTGGACCCACCTGGACTCGAACCAGGGACCAACCCATTATGAGTGGGGTGCTCTAACCACTGAGCTATAGGTCCTTAACTTGGTGCTCCCTCCCGGACTCGAACCGGGACACTGTTTCCAGCGAGAGATTTTAAGTCTCTTGTGTCTACCTATTCCACCAAGGGAGCTAAATTTGGCCTCCGCGGCAGGATTCGAACCTGCGACCCTGGGATTAGAAATCCCATGCTCTATCCAGCTGAGCTACGCGGAGATAACTTTAATTAATCTATTTCCTGAAGTTCTTCATCCCACATGGCAACGTCTTCAAAGATGCCCCATTGCTCCAGGATGTCGTATTCGCGTTTGCTCAGAGCACTCTCATCACCACGAGCAAGTTCTGCTACATCCTCTAACACGAAGTCATCACCATCCGTCCACTCGCCTGCGAAGTCCATGCCGGGTTCGTAATAGTTGGCTGATACTTCGAAGCCCTGTTCTTTCAAATACTCATACAGTGCCACTGGTGGTGCCCAGGCTGAGTCGAACGATGCTGTGAGTGTTGTGCCATCGTATTCCATACTCAGAGGTTCTACATCCCACTTGGTTCCCCAGTTGTCCACTGAGTTATTGTAGTCCCACTCTCCCAGTGGACGAAGCAGTTCGAAGAATCCGTCTGCGGCTTCTGCTGTGCTTACACGATACAACAGTGCCTTCTGCTCTTCTGTTGTGGCTGTGATGTCTGCATTGTTCATGCACCAGTTAGGCATTATGCGTCCTCCTCTTCGAAGCGTGAGTCCAGTTCGTTCGCTGTAAGCATATCACGAACGTCGTCTTGGCTCATATATTTGAGAGCGGCCGTAAGCATCATCATAGGATCTACTATGCCGTCTTCAACCATTTCAATTGCGTAATCTCTGTAATCCATTGCGTTTGCCCTCGCGTTGTTTAACATTGTCTATACAGTATACGATCAAAGTTTAGAGATGTCAACCTCTAATTCAAGTTTTTGTGCAATTTCTTTAATGCGGTCCGATACAATCTGCGGATGCTCATCACAGTAGCCGCTTAGGCCGATCAGCATACCTTTGAGCGTGGCCAAGTTATAGCTGGCAGCATTCCGCTCTTCACAAAGTTGATCATATGAGTCTTTGTAGACTGTTACCGTTTCCATTACACTGTCTCCTGTCGAGCCGCGGCCAATGCACCGCTTGCCATAATAACCAAACCCGCAACAGCAATTGCCAAGCTATCTAGCGGAACTGTGACTTCTGTGTTGCTTTCGATGGCGCCTACGCCGCCTAACATAAGGAAGAAGCCTGCTACGATTCGGATTGTGCCTTGCATGTGTATTCCCTCTTTGCCCTAACTGTTATATATAGTATATGCTCGTTCGAGTTCGTTGTCAACCACTTTATTAAACTTTCTGTATTTTTTTCCAAACGTCAGCGGCTTGGAGAATACATTGATCTCTCCGTCCTCTCGTCTATAGGCATACATCTTGCCTTTGGTGTTGTCCACGAGATAGGTATGAGGGTGGAGACCTTCAGTGGTCTCCTGTAGAGTTTCCAAAGCCATTACTTGCGTCCCTTTAACAGTGCCTTAATGAGTTTGGCTTCTTTGCCCTTGATGCGAGGATCCTTTCGGATCTCTCGCTCTACCGCTTTCTCGTTGTACTCTCTCATTTCAAGTACCCCGGACCGGTCCAACGAATAGTATATCCACCGTCTAGGATGTTACCACGCGGCTTGTTACGAGCAGGAGCATTGAAGCCCGCCGCCATCAACAAGTCGCCCTTGCGGAACTTCTTATCGTCATCTACATTTACGATGAAACCCCACACCATTGTCTGCGATCCCAGCTTCTTGAGGATCTTCACATACTTCTTACCAGCTTTGGCGGTAACACCTTCGTTGAACGCAGTGACCATGTCTTCACGATCACAGAACTCAGCGTAGTTGTCTTTGATGTCTTGGATGAGTTTTTCGATTTGTGCTTGCATTTGATTGCCCTCTAATGCTTCAGTGTCTATACAGTATATGCTCAACGGCTGGGTTTGTCAACCCCTAATCTAGATCAGCCTGCCAATATTCTCCATCAAAGGTTGCGACCACAGCGCCCAGTGGATAGTCACTGTGCTCAAACATAATGAAAGGACGGCCCATCCAGTCAATCTGCTGTGTGACAATGTTGACTTCTTCCAGTGACAGTTTGGTGTCTGTGCCTGGGTAAGCTGAGTTGAAGATCCTAATCATACCGCATACTCCTTGTTGGACTTGAGCTTCCATTTCTCTAGCACAGGATAACCATACTCGTCTTCGTCTACCACAACAGTTGCCACAGTCTTCTTGACGATTGCATAGCGCCAGCCAGTCATGCCGCATACGCCTTCTCCACCTACCCATACCTTGTGTGGAAAGATGGCCATGGGCTTGTCATAGCATTCTTCGTTGAGGCTATACTCAAAGTAATTGCCGGTGTCCCGCTCTACGAAACAACCTATCGGTGCTTGGGTGTAAGTGTAGTATGCCATGTTGCCCTCCAATGCCCTAACTGTTATATACAGTATATGATCAACTAGGATCGTTGTCAACCTCTTTTTTATGTTTTTTCTTGCGAGTGAACTTGGTGCGATCCCGTTCTGCTCGAGGACGATAAGGACCGTCTAGGTCACGGACGGACTTGGCAACCCAGTTGCGTGGTTTAGGTTTCTGCGGTGTACGAACTTTCTTAGCCATTGGATGCCCTCCTAACTGTGAAACTAGTATAGCAAGAGCACCCCGAGTTGTCAACCCCTAGTTTATCGGCGCACCTGGTTTAGTGTCTGTCAACTGCTTTTGGCTGTTTATCAGTTTGATCATGTTCTCGAATACTGTTTGTGGATCCTGTTGCAGGTTCATGGGTGCGGGGATACAAGTCGCTTCGCCCAGTCCCATGCTCAGAGTGATCTTCTCTGCGGCCTCCACGCAAACCGCACGGTCTTGGTACAGCATGGGTTCGCTTCCCATCAGTGCTGTGCTCAGCAATAGAAATTTCATCGTCTTACTACCTCTACCAAACGACTTGCTCGGCCGGTGTAGGCACTTGCACTCACACCAACCATCTGTCCGGCCTTTTGCTTTGCACTCTGTTCACTCAGTGCCATCACAGTTCCTTGGAACCGACCATCATAGTAAACGAAATATTGATTCATCATTACGCTGTCTCCTCAACAAAGAACCAGTACTCTTCTTCTGTTAGATTAAATCCTGGAAGGTTGTCCCACAGTGCTGAGAACACTTCCTCACGTACTACGGTGTCTGTTGCTTCCGAGAACTCTAAGCTGGTCTGGAGCTTCTCCAACTCGCGATATGCAAATCCCCACACATCGGCATTGGTAGCTGCCTGCTCTTGCCCCAACTGGAGTGCGGCACGTACTATGCGGTCTACCATCTTGTCACCAGCGTCGGTAAACATGCCATATTGCTCAACTACTCGCATTTCAAAACCCTCTCTCTAATGCTTCATTGTTTATACAGTATAGTCTCAAAGGTTGCGCCTGTCAACCCCTAATTTGCAAAAAGAAGACTGTAATTATTTACAGCCTCCTAAATGCAAATGATTCTTATTTAGATTATGCGTGTTGCATTAATTGTGTGTACATGCATTCGCGCAGCACTGTATCCTCTGCGCTGTTTAGTGCGGCAACTGCTAGACTTTTAACTGAGGTGTGTTGCGCACTAGCAGACAACAGGTACTGTATTTTTGCACAGTTGTCTGTTATGCTGTAGTCGCCTGCTTCCACTACGCTGTCATAACTAGCACGTGCAATTGCTTGTGCGTAATGTGTTATAACGTTTGCGACTGCGGCAGGATAGTATGTAGTGTTTTGCATATAGTGCCCTCTATATTGTTTAACTGTGCATACAGTATAACACAATATGCACAGTTGTCAACCCCTATTTTAAGTGTTGTGCATATTGTTTGCGCATGTTGTCGTCTATTGCGTCATATGCGCTGTCTACTAGCGTTTGCGTAACTTGCAACTTGTTGTCGCCGTCTAGCGCCGCTATTAATAAATGCAGCTGCGCTTCGTCTAGTGTACGCATAAAACGCCGTGTTGCGTTCCACTGCTGTAGTGCTTTTTCGTTTAGTTTTTGCATAGCGTGCCCTCTTTGCAATTAATTGTTTATGTGTACATAGTAGCACACATAAACACATTTGTCAACCCCTTTTTAATAACTACACAGCACACGCACAGCAAGTGTGCTGTAGTCTGCGTTTGTGTTGCCAGTTTGCTTTGCAAGTTTAGCAGCGTTGTCGCATGCGTCTTCAAATTGCTCCGCTATGCATTCCCTGTATTCTGTGTCGTAACTACACAGCGCAGCACCCGCATCCGCTAGCGTAAACTGTATATTTGTACAGTCGTCGCTGTCGTCTAGTGTGTCGTACAGCATTTGCAAATTTTGCATAACCTCCTGCGCATCCGCTAGTCGCACAAAGTAGTTGTCGTTTTCTACTGCACAGTCTGCGTTAACCTGTGTCAAGTTTGCAAGTGTGTCTGCTAAAAACACAAGCACAAAAGCACGTTCCGCTTGTGTAAATGCTTCTAGCTGTTCTGCTGTAAGCAAGTCAAAATTCTCGTCGCTTACTACAGCGCAGTTTGTAAAAATCTTGTTGTATTGCATAGTTTGCCCTCTTTGCAATTTTTTAGTGTATATGCAGCAGCATACTACAAAAGCATGCTGCTGTCAAGTGTTTTTTACAATTAACTTGCTTCTAGTTGCATACACATACGTGCAACATCTTCGTTATGCAAATTATGCTTGTTTGCAATTGCATCTTGTGCTTGTAACACTGCATTGCATTGCAATTTATCGTCGTCAAATATTACAGCATAAAATGCGTCTGTGTAGCCGCAATCGTCGTCGTTGTAGTATTGCACATTGTTGTCGTAGTGCGCTTCTACATACTCCGCATCTGCTTCGCTAAATGCGTCTGTGTATATGCCGCTGTCGCACATGTAGTGCCATACGCCGCATAACAGCGTTGCTTCGTAATCGCCCGCAATATTAGCGTAAGTGTTAACTAGTGCTTGCACGTCTGCAAGTGCTGCTTGTGTAAAGTTTTGCATATATAGCCCTCTATATAGTTTAAGTTAATTTTTTACTGTATAAGCAGTATAGCCTCGTTTGCGCAAAAAAGCAAGCATTATTTTTTTTGTAAGCTATTGAAAACACAGAGGAAAAAAACTTTTTTTAATTTATTTTTCCCTTACGAAACAATGACTTACAAGACCTCAGAAGGTTGACTTTTTGGCGGCGAGGCCGTATACTGTATATAACAGTTAGGGCAAAGGCACAAAACATACAAGCGGGAACGAAGAGACCGGAGTACAAGGAGGGAGGGTGCGCGAACCGAAAGTTATCCACAGCTTGTCCACGAGTCGCCCCACCTTCATTTAACATAATATATTATATGCGCACACGGCCGGTATTATGTTAAATGCGCACGGCCCCACCTCAACAATATCAAACACTTAGCGCACGTTCCTCATCCAATTCTCATTTAACATAATACACATTATGCGCACCCCTCGCAAAAGTTATCCACAGCTTATCCACAACACATAAGTGCTTGTTTAGAAAGAACAAAACGAACACAAAATCCTCAACAAAAACAATAACTTACACGGGACGAACGCAAACGAGGCGGCGAACGGCGGACTTATGCACAGAGCTAAGTGCTTGATTTTACACAAGATTTGCTAAGTGTTTGATTTTACACACAATATTCTCGCACACACTTATACACAAGTTATACACAAAAAGTGCAGAGGCCTAAATGCAAATAATTCGCATTTAGATCACACAGCCAAACACACAGTATGCAATAAGTCACTATGCACTATAGTAGCTATACACACTATACCATACACTACACACCGTACACTACGCTAACGGTCACATTGTATAACATGCTACACTATACTATACACACACTCTGTATACTGTATAGCTAGTAAGAGATCTATCCCCACAGAGGCCGAGTTCTCAGACAGTTTAATGGTGGGTTTACGGTGCCAATACTGTAGGCCTAATGTTAAATAAGAATTATTCGCATTACGGTTCTGGCACGATCTATAGCCAAAAAAAAATTTCTTGACCGTGGTGACGAGAGGCATAGTTCAAATACTTTTTACCTTTCTCTCAAATACTTTTTACCTTTCTTTCAAACGCTTTTTACGGTTCTTCCCACGCTAGATTCAACCTAGTCACACTATAAAATCAACCTAGACACACAGTCTTTCTACGGCAAGCATCTACACTGTATAGAGTGTGTGTGATACCGTGATACTAGCAGCGGGGCCTCAAGGAAATTTTGTTTTGTGTATAGCTAGCAGCGGGGCCTTTGTATATGCGAGCTTGCGAGTATATATAAAGCTCTCTTGTGCGGGGCCTTTGTATATGCGCTCTTACTTGTGTGCTGTGTATGCATAGTAGATCTTACTGTGGGGATTCCATTGTATACAGAATATAGTATAGTATCGATCTGCCATGTACACAACCAGCTCATCAGGAATGTCACTGTCTACACTATAGGGAGTATGTATGCTAGTCAGCTTGTCGAAGATATCATTGCGCAGTGTGTGTCGATGAAAGCCAGCGTTTTTAACTTGTGTGAACTCTATGTACATATAGATATTTACACTGAGTGTGAAATTTTTTTTGGACGCTTCGCGCTTGTTGGACTGTTATGATGGTACGATAGTAACTATGCCAGATATACCTGCACGAGTGTTGTCTGGTTTTAACACTTCTACTTGGAATGTTTCGTTAGTAGCATCTGCGTCATCTGCTATGTTAATTGTTATGTCGAGAGATCCACCGAAGCCTGTGTTGAATATGCCAGATTGAGTTCCAGTATTATAGAAACCACTGCCGCCACTGAAGTCCGAGCTGTTAGTGGTTCCATTTACTACTCTGTATGTGGCTTGATATCCAGTTGGATAGTTGTTGGGATTTATTCTAAAGTCTAGACTATTGCCCGCGGTAACAGTATCACTATCTGCTGTAACACTAGCAGTTACTGGTTCAACAAGTGTTGCTGAATCAGATAGTGATCCTGTAGCATTGCCACTAGAATCCGTAGCTCTTAATGTAACTGTGATTGTTTCTGTGCCTTCTAATCCGCCGCCGGTAGTAGTTGTAAATGTATCTGTGCCTGTGCCGTCAGCACCTATTGTAATAGTACCACTTGTCTTGCTTACATCGTTTGATTGGACTCCGGTTATATCATAGGTTACTGTTGTGTTTTCTGCTATACTAGTTGTTGTTAGATCAACTGTTACAGTATCCCCTTCGTCGTAACTAGTCTCATCTAACTCGAATGTATCATAGCTTGGATCTAAACTAGTATCATTGATAGTTGCTGAATCCGACAGAGATCCTGTGGCATTACCGGCACTGTCTGTAGAAGCTAGTCTAACCGTAAGTGTTTCTGAGCCTTCGGTGGTGTTGTCGTTTGTTAGTGTAAATGAGTCCGAACCTGCACGATCCGTACCCACTGTGATAGTTCCACTTGTAACGGAAGCATCAGCTGCGTCTGGTGCGGTTATGTTGTAGGTCACTGTGGTACCTGGTGCTATCTTGGATGTTGTTAGGCTTACTGTTACAGTATCGCCTTCGTCGTAACTGTCTGCATCCAGCGCAAAGGTATTATATGTAGGCTCACCTGCTACTCCGTGTTCAAACCCATATACCATTGCCGTTACATTGTCTGTGTCACTTGACACAGTCACATACTGTTCTTCAGATATATTAATTCCTGTTCTTTGCAGAACTCCTCTAGGGCCTAGCTCTGCATCGTATTCTATGAAATGTGCATCGTCGTCAAATTGATCTGTAGCGTTTGTAACCGCCATTTTTATACGAGCAGTTGTGTCACTGTTTCTATTGCATACGCTTACTTCGACAACAGCAGACCCAAGGGCAAAAACTTGTCCAACTGTTTTAACAACATCTGATTGTAGATTAGCAGATCCTTTTACACCACCGTAGGCCATTTTGCACTCTCCTAAACTTTATTAAACGTATTTATATTTTAAGTTTTGTTAACAGTTGTACAAAAGACTAGTGTAGGGTATCCTCTGGGGGATCTGGGAAATCTTCTTCCTCTGTGTCGCTGTCAGAGATAGTCACGTCCAGTTTTACAGTGCCGTCTGGGTTTTCTATTTCTTCCACATGCACAGTTTTGTAGGGAATGCCAAATGCTTGTGCTGTTTCTTGGATCAGTGCGGCCATGTCCTGTTGTGTTTCTTCGTGTGCTTGAAGTTCGGTGTAGTGTGCACTCCAGTTGAGTATGATCTCTAACAGCTCTCGTGTGTCATCGTCCAGTGTGTACTTGCTCATTGTAGCTCGTCCGCGGGAGGATGGGTGCTGAGTTTTTCTGCTATACCGTCAAACACGAGGTCTTCCAACACAGCCAATTCTTCTGTGGTGGGGACGGTGTCCGTGCGCAGCTTTTGAATTATGCGCTCACGGTCTTGATCACTCAGTGTGGTCGTGAGGGGATGTGCTCGCAAAAAACTCTTGTTCATATGCTGTCTCCATGTGTTCCAGTTGTTGTGTATATTTGTTTATGAGATCTTCCAGTGCTTCGCTGTGTGGCAGGCTGTGGAGATCTTCTAAAAATTCAATCAGTTCCCGCATCAAACGGCTCCTTCCATTCCACAGTGTCCACGTCCCAACAGTCTTGCCATGCAACCACAAAAACTTCGTCGCTGGCTACATCTCTTAACCTAACCAACTGTTGTGCTGTGTCTCTCTGCATGATCACACCCAAGCCTGTGTATTCACCTGTGCCTTGTGTGGGCCTGCGGAGATTGGGAGCGGGTTGTCCTTGATCGTCCAAGGTGGTTTGTGTTCGAAAGCGGCAAGCATAGCTGTTGCCTGGTGTTAGATCTTGTATCTGCATGTGTGTTCCTAGTACTGTGGTGGTTTTTCATCGCCCCAACGCCAACCTTGTTCGCGATAAGCCTGTCGTTGAGCTGCTAATGGCTCATTCTGAATAAAGATCCAATCACCTGTGTGAGGATCGTGTGAGCTAGTGCCTCGCGCCCATTCAGCTGTGTTTGCACAGCCTGTGAGTGTGATGGCTAACGCTAGTATTTTGATCATAGTCAGTGCCTGTTCTAATTTCTACACTGTTAATACTACACGTGATTGATCAAGTTGTCAACCAGTATTGGCAAAATTGTTCACGTGCTCTGTCGTGGCCCAACCTGCGATTGAGCTTTTGACACATGCGAGCACTCACCTTCAGTTTGGTTCCTTTGCCTATCACCTGTTGTTTCCAGGTGTCCACAATCAAAAAATTTCCTATTTGGTCGTCTAGTAATTGATATCTCATACTAATATTTACCAACCGTTGACACGCACAGAGTTAAATACTTGTGTGAACTAGTTCACTTTATACAGGAGAGAATACTATGACACTAAGAGCAATTGACGTAAGTTTAGAATTAGGACAAGAAATTCTTGTGGGCAAATCAAAGAAGCCAGCCAAAATCACCAAGATTGAATTCTTTGAAAAGTCAGGCGAAATTGTGATCGGTACGACGGAAGGCACACGCAGTGCGCTTACGTTCAGTCTTAGTCCTCGACCTGTTCACAGTGATCAAAGCTGTGCCGCGGATAAATATCGTTAGTATGCGAATAGATGAACTTTTAACCTCGGCAGATGATCTTGAAGAATGGCAGGCTTCTAAAAAACTGTGCAAGAGCAGTAAACCTAATTCAAAACTAGGTGCTAGTGCTTTGGCCAGTTGTAGAAGTCAAGGCCTGCGCAAGCGTTCGGGCAAAAAGAGCCACAAGATCGGCAAACGCAGAGTATCTGTGGGAGGCAAACACATCAAAGGTAAACCCTATGGTGGACCTCTTCCGGACTACAGCTAATGACCAAGGTTGAAACCAAGTTCAAAGGCAAGCTATTAATTGCTCGCCCTGGCACCATGCGAGATCCAACTTTTGCACAGACTGTGGTTTATCTTTATGAACAAACAGATCTCATAGTGTTTGGATTGATTCTCAACAAGCCCAGTTATCTCACCATTGACAGGCTTCAGGGCCTACGTGGCATCTACAACACAGGTGCCACTGGCAGTGTGTACAGAGGCGGTCCAGTGGGTGAACAGAGCCTAATACTCCTGCACACTGATGAATGGAACAGCACAAACACTATTCCTGTGACCCACGGCAATTGTATTAGTTCAGACGAACTAATGCTGGACAAGATGGTAGATGGCAACTTACCTGCCTGTTGGAGACTGATAGCCGGAATGAGCACTTGGGGAGTCAAACAGCTTCAGGAAGAACTGTATCAACACAAGGCTTGGTTGTTGGTAGAGCCCAATCACGAAATTTTTTACAACGAAGATGAAGAAGATCAGTGGAAGATGGGTATTCAGTTGGCCAGTGATCAAATGATGGATCAGTTGTTAATTGACAACACTGTGGTGTGACTGTAAAGTATTACAATATTATTAACAGTCAAAAAAATCTATAAATATACTAGTAAACAAGAGTTTTTGACACATTGGAGAAGTAAAAAGTGTCTGACGTTTTAGTTTTGAACGCTGATGCCCAACCAGTATCGTATCTTCCGCTAAGTGCTGTACAGTGGAAGGAAGCGGTCACCTATATGTGGTTAGACAAGTGCACTGTGCTTGAATGGTATGACGATTGGATAGTAAGTTCACCATCCTGGGAGACTCGTGTACCAGCGGTAATCATGCTTAAAGAAATGATGAAGCGCCGTGCAAGGCCACGTTTTTCTAAACAAAATCTTTTTATACGTGATATATATACCTGTCAGTATTGCGGGACACCCTATGGTAGGAGTAATCTAACACTTGATCACGTGACTCCTGTAAGCAAAGGCGGCAAGACGTCGTGGACTAATATTGTAGCGGCATGCGGACCGTGCAACAGTCGCAAAGGCAACAAAACCAATATGAAACCAAGACGTGCTCCTTATGCGCCTGACTACTATGATCTAGTAAACAAACGCAAACAGTTGTCTATGCAGATAGCACATCCTAGCTGGACAGCTTACCTCTAGCGTATCCAACCGATGCGCTTGCCTAGTTTCTTGCGCTTTTCATATTCAGCAACACTTCCGGGAAATTTCCAAGCCCATAGAGCGACCAGCGCCATAAAGCCTGCGCTCCACAGTGTTGCTTTGATATTGCCGGTGCTAAACCATAGGAAGGCTGCACTTGAACTCATTACAGCAACCATCATGTATTTCATCTTGGTAGGAAATACTTTCTTCTCTGTCCAATTAGTAAGGAACGGACCAAAGTGTTTGTGATTGTATATCCAATCGTGCATCTTCTTGCTCGACTTTGCAAAACAATAGGCTGCAAACACAAGGAAGATCGAAAATGGTATGCCTGGAACTACAAATCCTACATAGGCCATACCTAACGAGCCCATGCCCAATACATACCATAACATTTTTTTAATTGACATTTTTAAAAACCTTTACTAGCGCATCTACTAGATCGCTTATCATAGCGTCTGTGTGAAAGGGTGTAGGAGCAATGCGCAATCTCTCCTCTCCTTTTGCAACCGTAGGCCAGCCAATCGGTTGTAAATAAATTCCATATTCGTTTAATAGTTCGTCGCTGATAGTTTTACAACGCACAGGGTCACGTACCATAACAGGCACAATATGAGTACAGGCGCTTGCATGTATTTCAATACCTTCGTGTATTAAATTGTTTTTAAGTTTTTGTACCTGCGTTTGTTGTTGCTCTCTTAGTTCGTTGTGATCTTTTAGATACTTTATAGAGGCCAAAGCACCAGCACAAATCACAGGACTCATACTGGTAGTGAATATAAATCCACTGGCTACACTTCGGATTGCGTCTATGACAGTCCTTTCACCTGCAATGTAGCCGCCTTGTACTCCAAAAGCCTTGCCCAACGTTCCATTGATGATGTCTACCCGATCCTGTATACCCAGTTTCTCTAAATATCCTGCACCAGTACTCCCGTACAAGCCTACTGCGTGGACTTCATCAATGTAGGTCATTGCTCCATATTGTTGAGCTAGGTCGCAGACACAAGAAATAGGAGAGACATCGCCGTCCATGCTATACACGGACTCGAACACAATGCAGGCGACTTTGTTCTGTGCGGAAACTTCCTGTAATTTCTTTTCTAAATCGTTCATATCATTGTGCTGCCAAATCATCTTGTCAGCACCACTGTGTTTGATCCCTTGTATCAAAGAAGCATGATTCTTTGAGTCTGAAAGGAACACAATGTCGGGAATGATCTTGCTTAGAGCGATGAGTGTCCACTCATTGGCAACGTAGGCACTGGTATACAATAGAGCACCTGATTTAGCGTGTAACTTTGCTAATTCGTGTTCTAGAGCTACGTGGTAATGACTAGTGCCGCCAATGTTACGTGTGCCGCCTGATCCGCTTCCTGTTTGATCAAGGGCTGTATACATACTGTCAATAACAACCTTGTGTTGTCCCATTCCTAGATAATCATTTGAACACCAATTAACTATGTTCTTGATATTGTATGGACCATACCAAATAGCTTCTGGAAAACTACCACGTTCTCTAACAATGTCGTTGAAAACACGATAGTTGCCTTGACCCTTTAGTTGATCTATAATATCTTGAAACGGTTTTATATCTAGCATGTGTATACTTATTATAAATACATTACAGGAGTTTTTATCATGGCATTAGACACACTAGGTGCAAATCAACTAGCACTAACCCGTCCTACAGATCCACACGATCCTAACGGTATTGCTCACGCCACAGACAGTACTGACACAGGCAATGGCGTGGCAACAAAAGCAGCAAGAGCCGCCGCTAAACTAGCTTGGGCAAACTATGTTCAAGATTACAGGCAAGGACTAGAAGATAGCTCAGTGCCGCCAGAGTTTCCGGACAATGGCGAAATAGACTACGCAGACGACTAAATATTCAAAAGGATCTTTATATTATGACAGTAGCAGAATTATTAAGACAATTAGCAGATAAATTAGACACAATTGATAGTCCAGATGCTGCTGTCTTATCACCAAACAATGCAGAACCAAGCGACGAACCCACAATGATGACACCTAATCAACAGAAACTAGAACTATTGAAAAAAGGTGTTGGTGTCGATTCACAATACGATGACGAGTCAGCATGTGGTTCTGACGACAATGAGCTTAACGATATTAGAAAAATGGCAGGTGTAAACCCAGCGGTGGTTCACATTGCCAGCGACGACGACCCACTGGAATAATCAATGGCAGTCTATGACTTCTTCCTAAGTAGAAACTCAGCAGCAGTTACAGTTAATGACTATGTAGGTCACGCTGGTAGATTGTTTTATGACGATGCTGGTATCACAGGTTTAAGAATATCAGATGGCGTTACTCCAGGAGGCACACCATTCAGTTCCACAGCACTAGCAACAGCATCTAGCCCAGGACGAGTTCAGCCAGGACAAGGTTTAGAAGTTGATAGTTTAGGCATTCTCGCAGTAAAAGACGGTGACGGAATCACATTTGACGGAAGCAACAATCTCACACTTGACCCTGCCACAACCGATGCCTTAGGTGGTATTAGATTAGGTCCCGGCGTTACACTAAACGCAAACAACCAACTGGTTATTGATTCAGAAGGACTAGACTTTACATTCGGCAACTTCAGTGCCACAATAGAGCCAGGTGTAGACTCAACTACCTCCGCAGTACTATCAAGCACTAATGTAAACGAGCCTATTGTCATTCGTGCCAACGGCACAGGCAGTGTGAGTGTTGTAGGCGAGTTTAATGTATTTCCTACCAACGGTAGCATAGGTGATAGAGATCCAGTGTTTGCCGTCAACGCAGATGGAGACACTTCGACTACTACACTGAACATATCAAACTCAGAGGACCTGGGATTATCAGCACCGTTAAATGTCACTATCAACGGTGCAGGACTAACTAAAACCCCAGCAGTAGTCACTGGCAGTGTGGCACAGTTCACAGGCAGAGATGACAGAACAGCCATATTGGTGATAGACACCTATGGCATAGACACAGACAGAAGCATCACAGGTGGTGAACTGGTATTTAGAACAGGTAGAGGAACCAATGCTTCTACTACCGCAGTTCAAGACGATGACATACTGGGCAATGTCACAGCCGCAGGTTGGGCCAGCAATGGCTTCGGCGGACTAGGCGTAGGCGGACTAAGAATCGTCGCCAACGAAAACTATACAGCCACAGCACGAGGCAGTAGACTAGAGTTTTACACAGTGCCTAATGGGACGATTGCCACTGACACTGTTGTTACCGTAGACGAAACGGGTATTACTCTAAATAGAACAGACGCAGGCGTATCTAACGCAACCTTTATTACCTTTGATACCTCACACGTTGACGATCACACTGATGAAGGCACAGTATGCTGGAGTGCAGAAGATGGCACACTGAACATACATCACGCAGACGGCGTTGTTCAGCAGGTTGGACAAGAACAGTATGCTTATGTAATCAACAACACAGGCAGTGAAATAGCCAACGGTGCTGTGGTTAGATTTGACGGTGCAGACGACACTGATGGCTACAGACTAGAAGTAGCACCGTTTGAAGCAGATGGAGCATTTCCAAGCCTATACGGTTTGGGCATTGCCACTCACACATTAAGCGATGGCGAAAGCGGACGCATCACAGTGTTTGGTAAAGTTCGTGGAATCGACACTACAGGCGGTGGCGAGAGTTGGGCAGTGGGCAACATACTGTATGTAAGCCCTACAACAGCAGGTGCGTTGACTAATGTCAAACCCACAGCACCTAACAATGTTGTTCCAGTTGCGGCAGTGCTACACGTAGATGCCACAGAAGGTGAGATATTTGTTCGTCCTACCATTGAGCAGAAGATGAACTATGGCCGCTTTGCAAGAACTACAAACGTCACAGCCGACAGCACCAACACAGCCTACGTAGTTGCATTAGACGACACCTACGTAGAAACAAGTGGTATCAGCCTAGGCACACCCGCAAGTAGAATGGTAGTGGATCAAAGTGGATTGTATGCGATTAATGTGCAATGCCAGTGTTATTCAGCAGGCGAAACAGGCGACGAAACTTTCCATGTGTGGCTAAGAAAGAATGGCACAGACGTGCCTCGTTCAATGAAACGCACATCAACCACTGACAACTTTATCTATACTACATTGAGTTATGCATTTACATTGACTCTTGACGCAGACGATTATGTAGAAGTTGCCTATGCATTCACTGACACAGGATTGAGATTTGAAGCAGAAGATGCAACAGGATTTGGTCCATCAACATCGGCTGTAGCAGTCGACATCAATCAAACAGCACTATAAAAGATTAAGCCCCCGAACTAGTGATACTAGAACGAGGGCTTGCTTGGTGTAATGTACTTATTATTGTATGGACTATGTCCGTGAAATTGTTATATTAACTTCTTTGTAATATTATTTATTTCTTATTGGTAGTACCGTTAACGAAGTCGTAGAACTTGTCCGCGGCTTCTAGTACTTGATCCACTCCAGGAATCTCTGGAAGTGTAACAGTTTGTACTACTTCTCCAGTTTCTGGATCACGTGTTACAGTCTGTTCCCATCCTGCAAACTTAGCATGATAATCGCTCCAGACATTGTCCTTGGCCATTTCTAATACTTGTGTGCGGATTTCGTAACCGTTTTTATTTGTGCTTACTTTTGGCATTGCCTGCTTGAACATGTCTGCAAGTTCTTGCGTTTGCTTGAGGATAGTTTCCCCGTAGGTTGTTTCTACTTTTGACATTGTATTTCTCCTATGTGTCTGTGTGTAGTGTGTACTACATTATTAATATAACGTAGTCTTTTATTTATGTCAAGAAAAAAGCGCCTATTATATTTTTGGCGCTTTTTTGTTTTTAAGAATATAATGCGTGTTTATAATCTGCTATACGCTGTGCTTCTTTGTAGTGTCCAAGCGCACGTAGTTGCAGAATAGTTTTACAGTAGGCACGATATTCCATTGCTTTGATAAAACGTTCCCACATTATACTTCATCCTTGCGCAGCATCAAGTTTCTTGCTTCTTCGTGATAGCCCTGACGTGACAATTCCGCCGCCGCTCTTGCTCTACCTGCTGACTCACCAAATGCGACAATGCCCATAAGCACACTAAGCAATACTTTGCCTGTGCCTCTTAGGATACTTGGTAGTGGGTTTTTAAAAGTTGCACGTCTGAATGCAACACCATTGCGTTTTGCGTCTAGTGATACTTCCATTACACCCACCCCTTCAAATTTGCATTCGCATCACGAATTTCTTTGATATCGGCTGTACCGTGTGCAACTGAATAGATGTCACCGCGGCTAATACCTAAATCACGTAGTTCGCGATCGGTTAGTGCTGATAGTTGATTGATTGTAGTTTGGATTTTTGCTCTCTGAGCCATTTTTGCGTTTAGTTTTTTGAACCAGTTTGCAATAACTGGTAAGCCGATTGTGTCAGCCGCCATTGTTATATTAGTCATTTTATTTTCCTTTGTATGTGTGTGTGCTTCTAAGGTTCGTCACGTACCCCGGTCTCTTCCGGCGTCACCTTTTTATGGCATAGGACATGCCCTTCATTTTTTACAAGCTGAAGACGCTTTGTTGCTGTGCAACATGTTTATTTATACTACTATAGTTTAAAGGTTGACAAAAATCAACTGTTATTTGTGCATACCGTACATGTTATTTTTGCATGGGTGTCATTAGAATTTCTAAGGCATAAAAAAGCACCCCCTAAGGGATGCTTTCTTGTTTAATGTTTTGTTGGCTTTCGACTTGACATCAAACTGTTATAAGCAAAGAGTGCATCTTTCTTATATTCTATTTCTGCGTATCTCCAAAGGTCTTCTTCTTTGTTCTTGGTGCGTGGCTGATTGACCGCAGTCATCATTACACGACCAAGCATTTCTGCCATCTTGATCATTTTAGTCTCCTATCGTAATGATGCTTTTTATCGCGAGCGCGACTTGTCTTACCAAGTTGTCAGGTCGAGAACGTATCTTGCCTCGGTATTTATACAAAGAATAAACTAACCATTTAAAAGTCGTACAATTTGCATATATACTATATATGTAGTAAGAAAGGAGAAAGCACATGAAACAATCAAAACTATTAAAAGAAATGTATTCGGCTTCTCTTTCCCACGACGGCAAGATGATACGCAAACTGCGTGAGCTAGAACTAGCCAAAATCTTAGACCGTAAAGCGAAAGGCAAGTCTTTTAATCCCAAGTGGACATTAGCCGACGGTTTCTAATCATTGTAACAAAGGTGTAGTCTTTCTGCTTATAAATACGTAAGCAGAAGGACACACGCTATGGCTCATTATAAGAGCATCTTCATCTCAGACATACATTTAGGCACTCGTGGTTGCCAAGCCGATGCTCTTTGTGCCTTTCTAAAAGAAAACACCTGTGATAACTTATTCCTAGTTGGCGATATCATAGACGGCTGGCGACTGAGGAAACGCTGGTATTTCCCACAAAGCCACGCCAATGTTATTAGACGCATATTCACAGCAGCCAAGCGTGATACCAAAGTGTATTACATACTGGGCAATCACGATGAAGTTATCCGCAAGTTCCTGTCATACGACATCGACATAGGACGCATTCGAATACTAAACCGTTATGATTATCGTGCGGTGAACGGCAAGAAGTATTTGGTTGTTCATGGCGACATGTTTGATGGCTTGATGATGCCAAACAAGAAGTGGATAATGCATTTGGGCGATGCGGCATACAACACACTGATATGGTTTAACACACACTTCAACACAGTTCGCGGCTGGATTGGCATGCCTTACTGGAGCCTAAGCAAGTTTCTCAAATCAAAAACTAAGGGTGCTGTGAACTACATCAACTCATTCGAAGAGCACGTCGCAGACTATTGTTATAAGAAAGGCTACGATGGTGCTATCTGTGGACATATTCACACAGCAGAGATAAAAGAAATAAACGGCATAGAATACATGAACGATGGCGACTGGGTCGAGAGCTGTTCAGCTCTGTTAGAACACACCGACGGACGCTGGGAAATACTGTTTTACGAATACAACAACGATGGAAAACCGGATGACATTGAAGAACAAGATAACCATAGTCATACCCTCTAAGAACGAGGAGGACTATATTGGACATCTACTTGACGATCTAGCAAAGCAGGTAGCCGACACTCAAATCATTATAGCAGATGCCAGTGACGATGACACTCGCAAGGTTATCGAACGCAAACAGAAACAGCACAAACTCAACATCAAAGTGGTTGAAGGCGGACCTGTTTCAGAAGCCAAGAACAATGGTGCAAAGCATGCGACAACACCATACATCCTGTTCATAGATGCTGACGTGCGTTTCTTTACCCACACAGAAATAGCAGACAGTGTGTGCATCTTTGAGTCGCACGACTTGGATTTGCTGGGCATGTATATCAAATGCTATGACGGAGACATTCGAGCAAGAATAGGATTTACCCTGTTCAACATCGTCAACAGCTTCATGCAGTATTCAGTGCCGTTTGCGGTGGGTGCGTTCATGCTCACACGCAGAGACCGCTTTGAAGAACTGGGAGGCTTTCCTTGCCGTTATGTTACTTCCGAAGATTTCTTCCTAAGCAAGCAGTACAAGCCAGAAAAGTTCAAGTTAATTAATCATCACTTCGGACAGGACAGCAGACGTTTTCAGAAGATGGGATACTTTGGCATGGCATGGTATTTGATAAAGAACTTTTGGAATCGCAACAACGAAGAATACTGGGACAACATAGACGGAGACAAATACTGGGACTGACATGGATGTAATTGAGCAGATATCAATCAAAAAACTATTACAATGGGCCGCGATGCCTCCTACACCTGTAGATGCACTGGACATGGTTGAGCTGGGTAGAGACGTGGATCGCAATGGTGTGAAGGATCCTATCATTATCTGGGTAAACATTATTGAACGAACCATAAGATTAGACAGTGGCAATCATCGTGTGTATATGATGCCTCTAATGGGTTGGACTCATTTGCCCTGTGTGTGCAGAATAAGCAACAAGAGTGTGGGAGATCCTGCAAATGGCAGTCATTGGTATTTCTCCAGTGACATCAAGATACCTCCATACTTCAGAGAGGAATACGACGAGCGTCCGAGTTTTGTTATTAAGGGGATACTGGATTGAAACTGTTATTGAACTTATTAATTTGTTGGGCTGTGGCATTTGCTTTTATGCTGGTAAGCCTAGGTGTAGCAGGATCGTTTTTTAGTAGAACTGAGCTCTTAGAACTCACAGGCGGAAGTGGACTGACAGTATATCTGTGTTGGGCAGGCATACTGTCAGTGGCAACGGTCATTCGTTACTTGTTAGCAAAACGCTCCAAGTGAGCAATATAGTTACTCATATTGTGATCGTCGATTTGATCAACCTTACCTGAAACAAGTCCTCTCCAGAACCCTTGGAAGCCATCCCAGAAGCGAGCAAAGCCCTTTTCTTGATCAACATCACCTTCTGAATCAATGTAATGTTCGATACCGTGATGACGATAACCCATGATAGCCATTGGAACTTTGGTTACGATATCATTGTTGTTTACCCAACGATGATGTGTCATGCCTAACCCCTTAACATATCCTGGCCATCCTACACGAGGCGAACCATAGGTGTGTACTTCCACAGGATTTGGTAAGTCTGGATCGTGGAAACAACGACTTGCCATAATAGTAGTCATTGCTGCTCCTAGACTGTGCCCACAGAACCAAACATCTCGTTCGTCACCTTCTCTTTGAACATCTTCCATAACCATTGGCCATAGCTCGTCAACTTCTGCTTTGAAACCTCTGTGTACACGACTAACAGTCTCTGCCATTACAGGTACAGCGTCTAGGTCTGCTTTGATGTCATTCCATTCTGTTGGCTCCGTACCGCGACAAATAATAACAAGATCGACTTTGTTCATAAAGCGATAAGCCTGTGCCCCTGCTTTATCATAAAACTCTACTGTAGTAAATCCTAATTTTTTTGCTTGACTTTTTGCTTCTTTAGCATTAAAATACGCAATACTAGCAAGTTTAGCAAACAACAGTCCTCTCTGAGCGAGAGTAAGGTTAATAATAGACATGATGCCCTCCTTCATCTATATGCATATTTACCGTAACACTACGCTAAATACATTACGGAGCCGTAATAAATGAAAAAACATACTCGATCGATATTAGAAGAGCTAAACAATTTAAATTTGAATCGCGATAATGCACATCTTATCGAGACAACTGGTCAAAATTTAATTGAAAGTGTTATCAATCTATTTGAAAAGATTTCCGACCATTATGATCCGGAGGAAGCACTAGAATTAGAAAGACGGTTTATTAATAGTGTTAAAAGTTCCGATCCTCGCAAGTTTAAGCGTGGCATTAATAAAATAAACGAGGCAAAGAAAAATGATTCTTAAAGAAAGCGGCAATGTTTTTAAGACAGAACCTGAAAAGGAATTAATTGCATCAAGAATTGCTACAGCTGATGTACAACCAACAATAGATTGGCTTAATAGTACATTCGGATTTAAGTTTACTAAAAAAGAATTTCTAGGAACTACAGGTACAAAAACAGATCCAGATGGAACATTTAAAAAGAACTCATCTGGTGATTTAGATCTAAACACAGATACTAGGGAATTGCCTAAAGAAGAAATAATAGCAAAACTTAGTGCGTGGTGTCAAAAGCAAGGCATCCCTGATTTAGAGATTATGAATAAGGGCAGGACCTTCGAAGCAGGATGGATCAAAGATGCTGGAAATCAAGTACACTTCCGCACACCTATAAAAGGCAATCCTAAAAACGGTTTTGTACAAACAGACTTTATGCTGACAGACAATCCTGCACTACAAAAAGGTGCAAAGCGTGGCGGCACAGAAAACTATACTGGAGCAGACAGAGCTGTACTACTGTCTAGTCTCGCAAGAGGCAGAGGTTACAAGTTTAGTCCTACAAAGGGCATAGTTGATCCTAACAACGGTGATGCTGTTGTTGCAGACAACTGGGATGAGATTGCAGAGATACTATTGGGCAAAGGTGCTAAAGAACCAGATACCCATACTGTTGAAAGTATGTTGGCAAAGTTAAAAGGTGATCCTAACTACGATGAACTAATTGCTCCTTGGAAAGAGAATATGGAAAAGCAGGGTAAATTGGTACCCGAACATACTAATGCTCTTAGGGCAGGAATTAGAATAGCTGAGAGAAAACGCACAGACGAGTTTGTAGGGAAAGCAATCAAAGGAGCAGGAAAACTTGCCGCTAAAACAGCTGGCAAGGCGTACATGATAGGGCGAGACGCGGCAAAATCGGGATATGCAGGATACAAAGCAGGCCGATCAACATTTTCTCCAGGCGGTGAATTAAAAGATATGCCAGGAGAATATAAAAAAGCAGGCGGAGCAAAAACAATCCCGGGCCAAGTTGGCGATAAAATATCAAAAGGAGTTGATGCTGTTAAAAAGACAGCTGGCATTACCAGTGATCCAGTAGTAGGAAAAGCTAGCGACAGCAAAGACACTAAAGATATTAAATCAGGAAGTTCTTTTGTTGACAAGCAAAAAAACATTTGGACCTATGACGACAAAAGAAAAATTTGGACTAGCGTTCAAAATGACAAGATAAAAACAATAGATAAAAAACGCGGTCTAAAATTTTACAATAAATTTACAGAAAGCATACAACTTACAGAAGGTGCTCGCATTGATCATGCAGAAGACCTAGTGTATCTACAAGGGTCACAAGGAGCACTTAGAGCTTTAAAAAGTTTACGTAATATGGCACAAGAAGGCAAAAACAATGTAACACTAAAATGGGATGGATCACCAGCGGTTGTTTTTGGACGAAATGATAATGGCGAATTTGTATTCACAGACAAAGGAGGGTTTATTAAGTCAGGCGGAGTTGGCAGAACAACTGATCCAGAAGCACTTAAACAAGAACTTCTCAATCGAAGCGGTGGTAAAAACAAAGACGATCCTAAACGTATTGCATTTGCGAACAACATGGCACAAGCATTCGGTGTGTTTGAAAAGGCAGTTCCTGAAGAGTATAGAGGATACTTCAAAGGTGATCTGTTATACTATGATACTCCGCCAGTACAAGATAAAAACTTTGTGTTCAAACCAAATATTGTTGAATATGCTATAGATGTTGAAAGCGATCTAGGTAAAAAGATTGCTAGATCAACCGCCGGTGTAGTTGTACACAGAATGGTAAATGCAGACGGCAGTGAACAGCCATTAAAAGACTTAGACATATTCCAAGGCAATGATTTATTAGTGGTACCGCCTGTGACTATTGAAGAGCCTGCACAAGTTGATAATTCAGAAATTAATAGACTTGCACAAATTATTAAAAAAGACTCTGCTGATATTGATAGTTTATTAGATGTAAACAAACTTACACAAATGAAAATGAAAGACTTTCCTAAAATCATTTATAAGTATATGAACAGCAAAGTAGACACAGGTCTTGATAATCTTGGGCGCGACTTTATTAAATGGTTAGATACTAAAAAAGACATCAGCCAAGGTAAGAAACAAAAGATTATCGAATATATTAAACAGAACATGAGTGCATGGACATCGTTGTTTGAAGTTATATCAGGAATAATGAAAGTTAAAGATAGTATTATTTCTGATTTAGACAGCAGACCAGGAACCGTTAAAGCAAAAACAGCTGGAAAGTCAGGCGGCGAAGGCTATGTACTAGCACATCCCGAAGGCGATATTAAATTAGTTAACAGAGCAGGATTTAGTGCTGCGAACAGAGCTATAGAACGATAGGAGAAACAAATGAAATTAATTGATTTGCTTAATGAAAGTGAATTTGATGATTTAGAACTAGGCGGAGTAGGGTCAGAACTAGATCAAGATGATGATGCAACTATGGGTAAAGGATACGATGAAGATCCTATGACAGACCAGTTAGAAAAAATTGTTCAAAGTCAGGGAGATGATATTAAAGATCCTGTTCGTTCGGTCAAGACTGACGACGGCAAAACATTTAACATAAGTCCAGAACAAGCTAAAACTTTAGGTATGCTAGCAAGAACAGACAATGTTAAAAGCACTATCCGCGCTCAGTTCCAAAAAGATATTCAAAGTTCAGTAGGATTAGAAGATGTTCTTTCAGACAATCCAAAACAAATTGTACAAAACTTTGTTCAAAAATATATGAAATAAGATGAAGTTTTTACAGGAACTACACGAAGCGAGATTGACCCGTGATCAAAACAATGTAAGATCGCTGACCTATACCGATTGTGGTCAGCGTCTGTATCTCACGATGCTGGTTCTTGAATTGCTAAGAAAATATCCTACACACAGTGTTTCGGCTGTAAACTATGCAAAGAAAACTAAAGATAGTGATTATTCCCAGTTTAAAATGAACGGGACTGACCTGCATAATTTTGTTTATTTTGTAAATGGTGACGAAGTTGCTCTAAATAAACTAAAAGATCCTGGCGCTGCAATGACTCTAAGACAACGCACAAACTTTCCTACAATGCGATTTAACGGTTATATGTCTAAACTATCAAACGGAAGTGCTGTTGATAGATCTGATGCAGAAACTTTTATTAAAATAGAAGCCGCACTGAGTATTACTAATTCAGACTACAAGGCAATCCGCAGGTCTGTATTCAATTGGGCAAGTCTAAACCGAGTAAATCGTAAAGCAATAGTAACCAGGTTATTATTCGCATCACGAGCAAAACTACGTTCAAGTGATATTATTGACAACTTAGAAAAGTTAGCCGCTGATAAAAATTTAGAAACTAGCACAGTAAGTGATTCAGAACCAAAAGTTAGTGTTCCGGACATTGCTGTAACAGGACAAGATATGTTGTCGTATAGATATCTTGTAGGAACCAAAAACTTAATGATGACTAAAAAGTTTTTAGAATTAGCTAAGGACGGCAAGAGCATCCCTTCAAGTGTAGTTCAGGGATACTTGCCTGCAATACAAGTTATAGACAACATAGTTAAAGCTGGACCAGGATTTGCCCAACAGTTAAGAAATTTAGAAAATCGAGCCAAAAAAGAACCTAAAAAGTAGTTTTTTTTCTTCTAAGCTAAATACTTATAACAACTTCGTAGAGTAACGAAGTGTCATTTCAAGAAAAGGAGAAAGAAAATGGCAGGAGTAACAAGAGTAAACAGCGATTTAATCGCACTAGAAGATTTAGTAAGCACAGCTCAACTAAAAGTTTTTAAAATCGTACTAGAAACAGCAGCAACAGCTGACACACAAGCAGGCGGCGCAGGCACAGCAATCACCGAAGGTACAGCACGTGGAATGCTAAGAGCACTAAGCCCACTATTAGCTGAGTTTGCAGCAGACGGTGAAGAACTAGTAGTTGTAATGGACGGTCATGCAAATGACATTACTTCAATTGCAGCACGTCTAGGCCACATCATCGAAGACACAGGTCTTATTGAAGGTGCAGGTATTTGGAAAGATGCAGCAGGCGGAAACGCAGTTGTAACAGTAACTGAGCCAGGCACATTCATCGGTCTTAACGCAGCATAAGATTCCTACTACCTTAGGAACCGTGACAACGGAAGGCGTCACACTAAAGAGCCACTTTTTAAGTGGCTCTTTTTTTATCAGCAATAAGTAAGTTTATGAAAGTCTATACCTTGATTGATATCACAGAAACTAAACAACATAAAAGTAATAGCATGGATAATATTGCGATCAATCAACAAGCAAACTTTATGACTTTTGTACAAACCTTAACTCTAAGGACTAACATTTATTTTGATCAGTCTCCTACTGTTGAAAAAATATCAACAGCAAAATTAAAAAAGCTAGGCTTTGGCGAAGACTACAAAGGAAGCCATCATGTTTGGACACTGGAATGCAAGATAGATGAAGGTCAAGAATTTCCTAATCCTATTGACTTATTAAAAGATTTCGACCTAGTTCCGGTTGTTTCGGGTCTAAATGAAACCATTAAGATAAATAATAATGTGTTTAGAGCACAAGGCAAACAACAAAACATAGTAATAGAATAGGCAAACATCACATAATCATTTAGGTACAAAGTAAGGCCCCTTCCAGAGAAAATAGGAACGGAGATTCGGTTATGGCAAGAGCCACCAAACTAGAAAGAGAAAGTTTAGAAGCACATGTTGATTTGTGCGAGCAGAGATATCAAAATCTTGAGTCACGTCTTAACAAGATTGAGCTTAAAGTTGAAGATATACACAATGATATTCAAGAAGGCAACAAGTCTATGATGAAAGTCTTGATTGGTGCAACCGGTACTATTGTTGCAGGCCTATTATCTACTATCGTAGTTCTATTAATATCCTTTCAATAACATCCTGCATAAATACCATATGCAGATCACAGAAATAACATCAAAAATACAAGAAAAACAAGTTTGGGGCCGCAAAGGTAAAAAACTCGTCCGCAAATACAAATGTTCTATGGGTCAGAGAAAAGGCCGTATTGTGTCTAACATGGCACAGTGTTTTGCATCGCCTAATTTAAAAGCCCGCATGACCCTCAAGAAAACTCGTGCAAGACTAGGGCCGAGAATTGCTAGGAAAGCTCGCAAAACCAAAAGAACTAATCCAGCATCAGTTGCACTTGCAAGATTAAACAAGAGTGCTAGATGAATATTACCGACATCACAGAAGGCGCAACGCAAATCTTTAGTCGCCAAGGTGGTAAACTTGTTCGCAAGTATCGCTGTAACTCAGGACAAAAGAAAGGTCGTATTGTTGCCAAAGCACAAACGTGCTCGACTCCGGTTAACGTTGCTAGTAAACAAGCTCTTAAAAAAACAAAGGCAAAGAAGTCACCTTTAATTAAGATCAAGTCGAGATTTACTAAAAGGACCAATCCAAGTTCAAAGTTAGTTTCAAAGTTAAATAAAACTAGAATGAAACCAACCAAGCGTAGTACAAAACGTAGGAGAATGAAATGAGGTTTTATGAGTTTAGCCAAAATACTAATGAAGCGATTCCTACAGTGGGTCAAGTTGGCAAAGTAGTTTCTTCGGCTGTTGGCAGAGTTGGAAAGGCAATGGGAAATGCCGTAAAATCAGCAACTAACGCAGCTAATCCTCCTAAAACAGCACAGGAGAAAGCCGCACAAAAAGTAGCACAAAAAACAAACACTATGGCAGCTAATAAATTGTTAAAGCCAGGTGCAAAACTCAACATAGGTGATCAAGAAACTGTAGTTGATAAAGTAGCAGGAAACGAAATCACAATAGCTGATCCTAAAAACAAAAAAGGACCAAAGATAGTTTATCAAAAGGACTCAGACCAAATTAAAGGCGCTGTGCAACAGCTAATCCAAAAATGAAATTAAACGAACTACTATCAAGTTTCGACATTCAAACTTCCAATGAGGAGAAACAAGTGTTGAAAAAATGTAGTTCGGTACGACCAATACATAGTTTTTCAGAACGAGACAGATTCATAATTGAATCTTTGATTCGTAAATGTTTATTAAGTAAAATAGTGAATAACGGGACTGTATTGGTTGTAGCAAATGATCTTCAATGAACAATTAGCAGAAGAATTAGATCGTGTAATAACTACTGGTTTAGATCGAGTGGCGATTCCTTACGAAAAAGGCAACAGCATTCGTCTAAAGCATATTGCAATTCGAAAACACAAAAAAGGTTATAAACTTTTTGATTGTAAAACAAACTCCCACATAGTTACAACATTTACTAAAGCGGCAGCTCTTGCTATAGCAAAACTAACAATAGAACAAAAACAAGAACACATTAATAGTGTAATGAATTTTGACGACCGAGCGAGTAAATACTACATGGATGCTGTATTTGCCAAAAGATCATACGAGAATTCAAAAAACAATATTAAAAAAGACACCGCAGAAATACAGTTTGATATTGCTATGGAGAAGTGTTGGACCGCTTTAGAAGCAATAGAAACATTTATATTTGATAAATAAAACTATAATGACAAGGAACATACAGTAATGCTTATTTCAGAATTTTCAAAACCTATTACGGTCAAGACACTAAATGAAAGTTTGGCTAAGAGATTCGGACAAACAGTTAATGTAGATGCATTTACTACAGAACAGTTAGAAGACGTTCGTAACAAATTGAGAACAAAACTTTTTCAAGTTGAAACTAATGAAAGTTTTGACAGCGTTTCTACAAGTGATACGTATCAAAAAAGTAAAATGTTCCTTGATGTTGTAAATGCAGAGATTGCAGAGCGTGAGATGGCAGAAGGTGAAGTTCCAGCAGGTCTTAAAGCATATCAAGAAAAGAATAAAAGCAAGAAGCCAGAAGATAAAAAAGCTAAGTCAGGCAAAGGTAGTATGCCAGACGGAGATGGCGACGGAGTTCCACCGTGGGCAGACAAAGACGACGAGGACCCTAACGTAGGAGCCAAGAAAGAATCTGTTGTACGTGAAGGTGCTGAACAAGAGGCAACACTAGTAATGGCAGCTAAAGATATGGTTGATCGTGTTACTAGTTGGATGGAAGACACAGCAGAAATGCAAACCGAATCAATGTTAGAACTAGGCGATAAAATTAAAGACGAACTAGGTATTGAAAAATCTGAACAGTTTATTGCCGCAGTTAAACCTGCGCTAGAAGAACTGTTTACATCATTGGAAAGTACTAGAGATGCTTTGACAGGTGGCGTAGCTACTTTAACAGGCGAAGGTGCACCTCAAACAATGGGCGATGAAGTAGACGACGAAATGGATCTAGAAATGGAGCCAGTCGATGCAGAAGATGACGCCCCTGAAGACGACGAAGATGAATTTGCAACAGCAGATGCATCCGCTGGAGGAGACGAGCCAGCAGATAGAGAGAAAAGAGAAAGTATCGATCTAAGTAGACGTCTAGGCAAGATGCTATCAGATTCAAAAAAAAAGTAAACGAGTCTGAAAGTTACGATAAACTATCACAAGTGCTCTATCTAGAGTTAGAACAAGGCTCAACAAAAATTAGTTGGGAAAAACTCAACGACATTCTTTCAAATGTAGGCAGCGAACACTTCGACAAAGACAGTTTTGTTCAGGCATATAACAACGACACAAGAGTAAAAGATCTTGTTAATAACTTTGATCAAGACGGTGTTGTTCTCGCTGGCGCAGAAACTCCTAGAGAACCAGACGACGACAAGACCGTTGACCAAATGGCTGACAGAGCAACCAAAGCCGCACTCAAATAAACTGTTGACTTCCTAAGACTTTTGTTATATACTTAAAGAATAGGAGTTTCCATTGAGTCTATTAAAACAAATAAATGACATCGAATTCTATGCTGTTCCAAATCAGCACTGGGTAGTATCTGCAATTTATCCTTATTACAAAGATATGGAAAAATTATTTGATTTTACGTCAGCAGATATCTCTACTGGATCTTGTACGGTCAATGGCATACAAAAACCTTTGCAAAATGAAGAATGGTCTAGAGAAAGAAAAGAATACAAAGAATGGTTGTTGGACATCTTTTCTCAGTTGAATATGCCTATAACACAACTAGAAGAAAGAACAGACGAGCAAGCTCACAAAGCCTGGACACTTAATTATTTTCCAGGAGGCTGGCAAGCTGGTCATTTTCATTCAACAGATAAAGTAGGACAGACAAATAAAAGATTTGCATCTAGTGTAATGTTCTTTGATAACATTGTTCCTACCAAAGATAATCGCTTCAACGGATGCTTGTATACTGTTTTGCAAGATCAAAATGGATATACATACGATCACAAGTTCCATCCTGCACCCGGCAGAGTGGTTATAATGGATGATAGGGTATGGCACGGTGCATACCCAACAGAAGATAACAGACGAGCCCTAGTTTGGGACTTTAACATAAAGTGAGAATATGAGTTTAATTACAGAAAAGTTTGATTACCAACCAATATCACGTAAAGAAATAAACGGCAAGAGATTGTATGCTACTCCAGACGGCGGAGCAGTTGCAAGCGTAACAACTATTCTTGATGCCACTAAAGATAAAACACATCTTATTGCATGGCGCAAGCGTGTAGGCGAAAAGAAAGCACAAGAAATTACTACAGAAGCCGCAGGCGTTGGTACACGCATGCACAAGTATCTTGAAGATTATATTGAGTTTGGTGAATGGCCTACTCCTGGAAGTAATCCTTTTGCAATCAAAGCACATCGTATGGCGGAACAAATTCGTGACTGTGCTATGATTGATGTAGATGAAATTTGGGGTAGTGAAATTAACTTATACATGCCGCAAATGTATGCTGGCACAACAGATTTAGTTGGTCAATACAAAGGCAATCCTGCTATCATGGATTTTAAGCAATCAAACAAAGTTAAGAAACCAGAGTGGGTAGTGGACTATTACCTACAAATGGTTGCATATGCAGAAGCACACAACGAAATATATGGTACAGATATTCGAGAAGGACACGTGTTTATGTGTACTCGTGGCGATGATTCAATGGCGCTAGGCGGCGAACAATATCTACAATTTGATCTTTGGCCACACGAATATGACGAATGGCGCAACGAGTGGTACAACAGGGTCTATCAATTCTACGAGCAACACGCATAAATACTAGTAATAAATTTAGGAGGATGAGATATGGCCGTGGTGCAGATCTCCAGGATACAGGTACGTAGAGGACAAAAAAATCAAGGTTCGGGAATACCACAACTTGCAGGCGGCGAACTTGGTTGGGCTGTTGATTCGAGAGAACTGTACATTGGTAACGGTAGTGTTGCTGAAGGTGCTCCGGCAGTTGGTAACACTAAAGTAATTACTGAGCACGACGATCTTTTTACTCTTGCAAACACGTATGCCTATCTAAACGGAGTCACAGTACAGACAGGTGCTAGTGCAACATCCCCTATCAAAAGAACATTACAATCTAGACTAGACGAAATCGTAAGCATTAGATCCTTTGGCGGTAACGGCGACGGAACAGATCAAACTGTGGCAATTCAACGAGCCATTGACCAACTGTTTATTAATAACTCAACCAAAGGCACAGAACAAAGCAGAGTTAAACTTTATTTTCCTGCAGGTGTGTATACAATCAGTGACACTATTAAAATTCCTCCATACGCTAGTATTATCGGAGCAGGAATGGACAAGACAAAGTTTACTATGACTGGGGATAATTTAGCATTTTCAACAGTAAATGGATCAAGTACTCCGGGAGCATATACTGACGGAAGTAGTAATACAGCAGATAATCAACCAACTAATATTCATATAGAAGGAATAACTGTTAGTACCGTAAGTACAACACAGCCGGCTATTGTATTAGATAGTTGTAAGAATAGTCATTTTAAAGAAATTAAAATCACAGGTCCTTGGACAACTGGAGATACTATTACTTCAACTAACGCAGGGTTTAAATTAAACTCGCTAAGTTCGCTAGTAGGCACTCAAAAAAACAAGTTTGATCATGTTATGGTTAGCGGATTAAGTGTTGCTATTTCAAGTGATGATGATGTGTACAATAATCACTGGCATTGTTGTTATTTCCAAGATATTGGCCAAGGAGTTGTGTTTGGCGAAAACACAGCAATTGGTTCAGCTGGACAAAGCACAGGACCGTGCAAGAACACGATCAGTCAATCTGCCTTTACAAACATTGATAGAGAAGCAATTGCAATTACAAACGGAACTAATAATATTAGTTCTCACAACAATTATGAAGGAGTCGGTAACGTCGGCGGCAACGAAGGCAACGCACAATACAGTGTGATTGACTTTGTACAATCAGGAAACAGTAGTGTTGAAGATTACTTTGCTAGAACAGCTGACTTGTCCTACAACCAAACATACATTACAAACAGCAAATATGTTTCAGAAATCAAAGGTAAAGTAATTTCGACTATCGGAGGCTGGCATAGTCTAGAAATGTCCGAAGCAAGTTCTTATACCTATTTGTTTAGATTGCCAGGCGATTATAATAGAACCTATGAAGTTGAATATTCTTATTATAGTGCTATTGTAAATGCACAAAGAACAGGTGTAATGACATTTCAGTTAGACAAGTCTAACAGTAATGCAATTAATTTTATAGACGATCATAGTTACCAAGGTGATGTTGCATACGAAAGCAATCTACAGTTCCAAGCTGCTATGGTAGACACCGATGGTGCATCAGGGGTTGACACACTTATTATCAGCATGTTAAACTCTACAACAAATGATCAGGGCGAATTTAATTTTAAAATCAAAGTCATAAGTTAATGTACAAATTAAAATTTGAAGATAAAGTCAAAGTATGGAGAGATCTTCGGAACACATTAGAAACACATCCGCGGCCATTTTCTTTGTTACAAAAATTTTTAAACGACTTGCCGATTAGTAGTCGCAAATGCAATCCGTTTGATCCAAATACACAATTAGGACCTTGGAATCTAATTGAAAACAGTTCATTTACTGAGTATGAAATCGCACAACTTTGTGCGTATACGTTACAATTAACCGATAGGTTTAGTGAGTCACAGGTAGAGATACATATCAGTAAGGACATTGAAAAAGAACAAGTAATGTACCTAGTATATTTGGACAGGAGTATGGTCTTGGGATACGATACAGAAGCAGTTTCCATCGACGAACTTCCACAAAGTGTAATATCACAAAAGATATATCACATGCCGCCGCTTCACTAAATATTTTTTGATAAAAAGGAAAAAGAAAAGAATGAAACAAGACCTTAGCATTGTAAAACGTCATGGCGATAGGGTACGCCTAGATATCCAAAAAATCCATAAAGTAGTTAATTTTGCATGTGAGGGACTAGCTAACGTTAGTAGTAGTTTGATCCAAATGAATGCTGGAATTCAATTTTCGGACGGAATGACAACTAAGGAAATTCAAGATTTATTAGTTAGGTCAGCAAATGATCTAATCAGTTTAGAAACTCCTAATTATCAATATGCCGCTTCAAGATTGTTGCTGTACGGAGTGTACAAGGAAGTGTTTGGCGGGTTTGAAAAGCTATCTCTAGCTGAAATGATTTCTAGAAATATCGAACGCGGCGTGTATGATGCAGAAATTCTCGAGAAGTACACCGCAGAAGAACTTGCAACACTTGATGGTTATATTCGTCACAAGCGTGATGAAAACTTTACCTATGCTGGACTTCGCCAAGTAGTAGACAAGTACCTATGTCAAGATCGTTCCTCAGGCGAAATATTTGAAACTCCTCAGCACATGTACATGATGATCGCAGCTACGTTGTTTGCAAACTATCCTGCAGAAACACGTATGCATTATGTAAGGAGATACTATGATGCGACCTCACTTTTTAAAATCAATATCCCGACACCAGTCATGGCCGGGGTCAGAACGCCTGTGCGACAGTTTGCTAGTTGCGTCCTTGTTGACAGTGACGACACCCTTGATAGTATCTTCGCTAGCGATATGTCGATTGGTAGATACACTGCACAGCGAGCGGGTATCGGCATCAATGCAGGCCGCATCAGAGGCGTCAACTCAAAAATCAGAGGCGGAGAAGTAGCGCACACAGGAATCATTCCGTTCCTTAAAAAATTCGAAAGTACAGTACGTTGCTGTACACAAAACGGTGTACGTGGCGGATCAGCTACAACACACTTCCCGTTTTGGCATCAAGAGATTGAAGACATCCTTGTGCTAAAGAACAACAAAGGCACAGAAGACAACCGTGTGCGCAAGCTAGACTATTCAATCCAACTTAACAAAACAATGTATGAAAGATTGTTATCTGGGGGAGATATTACTCTTTTCTCGCCACATGATGTTCCTGGTTTGTATGAAGCATACTTTGGCGATGCAGACAAATTCCAAGAACTATACGAAAAGTATGAACGTGCTACAAGTATTAAAAAGAGACGTATACCAGCGATGGAGTTGTTTTCCGCATTGGTCAAAGAACGTGCAGAGACAGGACGTATCTACATCATGAACGTAGACCACGCTAACACACACAGTTCGTTCAAAGACACAGTGTACATGAGTAACTTGTGTCAAGAAATTACATTGCCTACTAAACCATTAAATCATATTGATGATCCAGAGGGCGAGATTGCACTGTGCATTCTAAGTGCCATTAATGTAGGCATAATTAAAGATTTGAATGACTTAGACGAGCTGTGTGAACTTGCTGTTCGTGCTCTAGAAGAAATTATTGATTATCAAAGATATCCAATCTTAGCGGCTGAAAAGTCGACTAAAGCAAGACGTTCACTTGGTGTAGGGTATATCGGACTTGCTCATTATCTAGCTAAAAATCAAGTACAGTATAGCGATAAACAGTCATGGAAGTTAGTACACGATCTTACAGAAGCATTCCAGTATTACTTGCTAAAAGCGTCAAATAAGTTAGCGCAAGAGCGAGGCGCTTGCGAATATTTTGATCGCACAAAGTATTCAGACGGTATTTTACCAATTGATACTTATAAAAAAGATGTTGATACTATCGTAGAAAACAAGTTAAACTATGACTGGGAAAGTTTGCGAAATGATATTAAAACGCACGGTCTTAGACACAGCACGTTGTCTGCACAGATGCCGTCAGAAAGTTCAAGTGTTGTATCTAACGCAACAAATGGAATTGAGCCGCCTAGGGGATATCTAAGTGTTAAGAAATCAAAGAAAGGTCCTTTGAAACAAGTTGTCCCGCAATATCAAAGCCTCAAGCAACATTACACTTTACTATGGGATATGCCTAGTAACGAAGGTTACATTAATATTGTAGCTGTAATGCAAAAGTTCTTTGACCAAGCAATTTCAGGCAACTGGAGTTATAATCCAACGCACTTTGAAAACAACGAAGTGCCAATGAGTGTTATGATAAAAGACTTACTGAATACTTACAAGTTTGGTTGGAAGACAAGTTACTATCAAAACACATATGATTATAAGACAGACGGTGAAATAGCCGAAGAACCAACACAAGAACCTCTTGCTGTAACAGAAACAATTGATACAGACGATGATGAAGTTTGCGATAGTTGTGCAATCTGACTTGACAAATAATACAAAGTAAGATATAATATAGGACATAAGGAAAATATAATGGCAAAAACCGTATTCAATCAAGATAAAGTAGACTTTACTAAACAGAACATGTTCTTCGGAGCAGATCAAAATACACAGCGTTATGACACGTTTAAATTTCCGGAGTTTGATAAACTTAATCAAACTATGCTGGGCTATTTTTGGCGCCCGGAAGAAGTAAGTCTGCAAAAGGATCGATCAGATTTTGCCAACTTCCGTCCAGAGCAGAAGCATATCTTTACCGCTAACCTAAAGTATCAAACACTGTTAGACTCAGTACAAGGTCGCGGCCCTAGTTTAGCGTTCCTTCCTTATGTAAGTTTACCTGAGTTAGAAGGCTGTATTGTTACTTGGGACTTCTTTGAAACAATTCACTCACGCAGCTACACACACATTATGAAGAACGTGTATGCTGACCCTGCAGAAGTATTCGATACTATCCTAGACGATGAAAAGATTATTGAACGTGCGGTAAGTGTAACTAAAAATTACGATGCATTTACGCAGGCAGCTGACGGTTGGTTCCATAGGAAAGAAGGTAGTTTAAGAGACGTAAAGAAAAAATTATTCCTTGCAATGATGAATGTTAATATCTTAGAAGGACTAAGATTTTATGTTAGTTTTGCTTGTACGTTTTCTTTTGCCGAATCTAAGATGATGGAAGGGTCTGCTAAGATTATTAGCCTTATTGCCCGTGACGAAGCAACACACTTGAACCTAAGTACACAAATTCTTAAAAATTGGATTAAGAACAAAGACGATGCAGAAATGGCCGAGATTGCCAAAGAATGCGAAGACGAAGTATACGAAATGTGGAAGACTTGTGTCAACGAAGAAAAATCTTGGGCTAACTATCTATTCAAAGATGGTGCGATTATCGGACTTAATGAAGAACTTTTGCATCATTACGTAGAATTTATTGCTAACAAACGACTCAAGGCGCTAGGATACAACACTATTTACGATCGTCCAATCAACACTAATCCGCTACCGTGGACACAGCACTGGTTGTCGAGTTCAGGCTTGCAGGTTGCTCCTCAAGAAACAGAAGTTGAATCATATATCATTGGCGGTATTAAACAGGATGTAGACGAAAACAGTTTGAAGGGATTCTCACTATGAGTGAGAATATTGTATACAGTAAGCCTTCGTGTCCTAATTGTGTAAAAGCAAAAAAACTATTAGACGATCGCGAATTGACTTATGTAGTTAAAGAACTTGGTGAAGACATTCAACCACAAGAATTGTTTGATTTATTTGAAGCAAAAGGGCTACCACAGCCTAGAACGGCTCCTCAAATTTTCTTACAAGGTACATATATTGGAGGCTATGATCAGCTGACAGCATATTTAGAAGAAACAGGATACAACGGAACAGGACACACATTATAATGTTAATAGAAGCACCATATAAAGTTGGCGACAACGTTAGCTTTAAATTAAACTCAGGAGAAGAACTAATCGGAAGATTAGATGCAGAAGATGCTAAAGGCTATACATTACATAAACCAATGGTACTAATTGCGCAACAGCAAGGATTAGGACTAGCACCATTTATGTTTGGGGTATCTCCAGAAGCCAAATTTGTACTTCAATCACACGCAGTGAGTTGTGTTGCTAAAACTGAAAATGAAATTAGTAAGCAATACACATCACAAACAAGCGGAATAGCACTGTAATGACAGAAATACATCGTGTTACAGATCCGAACACAGCCGACGCTCCAGTTACTAGCTCTCTACAATCAACAGTTTACGCTGGAGGAGAATTAGTTGCGGTAGACGGAAGTCCGGTAGCAGGACACGGTGTAGGCGAACATGCATCGCCTGTTACAGCAAATGGTGATACAACAGTTTATGCTGAAGGTATACCGATAAACAGTAAAGGTGATGCAGACTCTTGCGGACATCCTAGAGCCGCAGGATTAAACACGGTCTTTGTAGGACCATAACAAGGAAAAAAAACAATGACACTACATGAAGAAATTATTGCACAATACGAAACATATCTAAAAGAGCACGAAGCGTTTGAATCAAAAGGAGTAAAGGCATCAGCAGCTCGAGCTCGTAAAGCACTTGGTGAAATTGGTAAGCTAGGCAAGGCACGCCGAGCTGAAATTCAAGACAAGAAAAACAATATGTAATAAATAATACTGCAGAGTTTAAATACTCTGCAGTTTTTTTAGGACAAGAGTATGACATATCAGGGCAACGTAAAATTTTATAATCATGTAAAAGGTTATGGATTTATATCTAGAGAAAATGATCAACCGGACCTATTTGTACATATTTCAGAATTTCGAAAAAACGGAATCAAAAAAGTAATTGAAGGTATGACTGTAGAGTATACTATTGAAGACCATAACGGAAAACCAGTAGCAACTAATATCTCTGTCATACACACTCCTTAAAACACTAGTTGACTTTCTAAATTTTAGACATTACAATATAAGTACATTAAAGTATGGTGATTAATTATCATGAATGCATCAATGTTACACGATTTTGAAAAAGTAAAAACTGTTTTTAAAAGTTGTGAAAACTATCAACAGTTTGAAGTAGCAAAAAGATTATTATTTAATTTTTTTGAAAAATATAAAACTGAGTTTGATACATGGACTAAAATAAAAACAGTACAACAAATACAACCTATTATGGATGATTGTACACTGAGGTTTATTAAATGAGTAAAGCAAATTGGCAATGGGACAATAATAAACGTAAATGGTCATGCACAGACTATCCTACATACAGTTGGGGATTGCATCCAAAACAAACAGTTTACGATAGTCCAGATATGTTAGAGGCTATCGAAGTTGCGTTAAAACATATGGAAAGATATCCAGACGCTGAACGACTTATTGCTGGTTTAAAGGATGAATGATCGCGATTTGTATCAAGACATAAAAAGTGATGCTGAAATACTAGAACAAGTAAAGAATCCTGAGTATGCACATAAGTTGTATTCAGCATTATGTAATACAGTATGGCAACCTATCGATATAATAAACGTTCTCAAAAATGAAACGTGGAGTGCTACTTGGAGAGCTGTAGGCAGTATTATTGCAGATCTACGTAATGAAGGAGATTATATTGACTGGTATTGCTCGGGCTACGAAGGATATGTTCATCCTATAATTGAAAAAAAACTAAACAATCTGGGATGGGTATGCATAGAAAAAGATACCTATATTGGCGAAGAGATTACCGAACGTCATTGGGGTAACTTTCCTAGAATTTTTTGTGAAACATTAGATAGAGAAGGAGATAACACATGAAATATGCTGTAATGGTTTGTCTAGATGGCAAAGACGATTGGATTTATGTTACAGAAAACACAGACAAGTGTGATATGTGGAATCTTAAAGTACAGACTTTCAATGATGCACAAGAAGCAATGACGTTTGCACAAACGTTTCAACATCCTGACAAGCCTGAAAATGTAATGGTGGTAGATTATTATGAAGATTAAAATATCAAACTACAGAAACAGATTGATGTGTAGAGTACATACACGTTATATGGATAGTAAGCATGGCTGCATAAGCTGGCCTGACGAACAAACACGATTCGAACACAGTCTTGAATGGCTAGAAGATCGTGTGCAAGACTTTTACAATGTGTTCAACTGGCTGTGGTTTGATAGACGCACAGGACAAAAGCAAAGGATACACATCGATCCGTGGGACACTTGGAGTATGGATCATACTCTTGCTCCAATTATCTTGCCCATGCTTAAACAACTAAAGAAAACTAAACACGGAGCACCGCAAGTGGATCTAGAAGATGTTCCTAAAAAACTATGGCCATCTAAAAAAGAATTATTAGAATATACTAAAACTGGTGACACAGATCCTAAGTTCTTTGAACGCTGGGATTGGGTGTTGGACGAAATGATTTATGCATTTGATTGTAAGGCAAACAAAGACGATGTGTACATGCGTTTTGATGTCGAAGAAAGAGACGCAATGAACGCAGAACAAGAACGCATATCAAACGGTTTTAGACTTTTTGGAAAATACTACGAAAATTTATGGGATTGAGCTATAAATATTGAATAAGATAAATAAAAAGTACGCACTTAAAGGAGCATCACATGGCAGGAAACTCTTCAGCATTATCTAATCTTATTCAAGAAAGACGGACACCAAAAAGAACGTCAATAGGCAAATCACACAATAGTTCTTACAAAGGCAAACACGCCAAAAAGAAAACATATAGAGGACAAGGTTAATGCCTTGGTATGTGATGATTCTCGTCACACAGATTAGCCAAGGCATGCACGAAGGGTTCTTATGGTATGATCCTGTGTTCGAAACAGAACAACAGTGTGTTTCGTGGGCAGAGAACAATCCTGTGAGAATCATTCAAACACTGAACTACATCTATCCTGCGGGATGGGAGATACATGACTCTGTGTGTATCCGTGAAGACAAACTCGAAGAACACGGTGTTCGTCCGTATCAAGAAGGAACAGATATTTAAGATAAATATTCATATTAATAGAGGGCTTTAATATGAATACAAATGAATACGACGTAACTGTCGTTAAAGTAGTTGACGGCGACACAGTAGACGTAGATATTGATCTAGGATTTGGAGTAACACTAAAAGATGAACGAGTTAGAATTATGGGCATTGACACTCCAGAGAGCAGAACTAGAGACAAAGTGGAGGACCTCTTTGGAGAAGCAGCCAAAGCGAGACTCAAAGAACTTATGTCAGACGGAGCAAAGCTCATCACCACAGAAAACAAACACGGCGAAGACATGAAAGGCAAGTTCGGACGTATCCTAGGTGACTTCAAAGTAGAATACAATGGCGAAATGAAAACAGTCACTAAGATCATGGAAGAAGAAGGACATTGCGTTCCATACTTCGGCGGATCAAAAGAAGACACTCAAGCAGCACACGAAGTAAACCGCAAGCGTTTGCTAACTGAAGGTGTAGTAAGTCGTGAAGACTACGATGCCGCAGTTGCTAAAATGGCAGACAAATAAATACTGTTATGAGAAACTTCAAAGACACTGTAATTTTAATAATAACAACGGGTGTACTAATATTGCTCGGAGTTATTATTGTAGGCGATTATTATATAGCACTAGCTGAAAATCGTCCAATCGACAGTGAAATTATTGTATTGATGAAGATGTCGATTACTGGTATGATTGGTGTAATTGCTGGTTATATCGGTGGCAGCAAAAAAGACGAATAAAAATACTTGACAACCTACTAGACTCCTGCTATAGTGTTTACATTAAGTTAAACAAGCAGGAGTTTTTTTATGACTATGCATTTAGCCCGCGGGCTATCTACAATTAGTACTAAGAAGCGCAAAGCTAAGAAGCCTACAAATAAACAGCTCGAAGCTCTTCGAGTTGAATGGCGTCAATACAACAAACGTATGCGCCAAAAGAATATGCACAGTTTACAGTACGATGTGTTTGAAGATTACGTAGCATATACACAAGGCAACCCACCAAAGCGTAAGGAAGAAAAGGAGTTTAAAACCTATGCGCCAACCCAATCGTATGTCCGCAACACAGAGAAGCATCGAAGCCTCGAAACGTCGAATCAAGTCCCAGGAGTCGCAGCCAAAAGAGAAACCCAAGTCTACTCAGGAGAAAGACGACTCCTCGGAATAGCCACAATGCACAAGAGCAACATGGTTCCAATCTTCGAAGACAACAAAGAACAAGCCAAAGAAATTGCGCAAATGCGTCGCAACTAAATATATAGAGGGCAATTTAATGAAAAAGTTTATTACAGCACTTGTGCTGATAGTGTCTGCGTCTAGCGCACAGGCAAAAGGTCTGTTCACAGCAGAACAACAACCTGTGGCTTGGTGCCTAGCGCAGAACATCTACTACGAAGCTCGCGGATCTAATTATGCAGATCAAATTGCTGTTGCAGACGTAGTGCTCAATCGTGTGCAAGACACTCGTTACCCTAATACTGTATGCGAGGTAGTTAAGCAAGGCAAGAAGAACGCAGACGGCGGTATGAAACGCAACGCTTGTCAGTTCTCA